TCTCGATAAAACTATCACTATCAGCATTTTCACTTGATAAATGGCACATTATGACATTCTGCAAGTTATCTGAATAATTTGCCTTAACAAAATCACAAGCCGTGTCAATGGATAAGTGACCTCTGAATACGTGATTAGCTTTGCCTGTGTTATCCCTGTCGATTAAATCCTTGTCATAATTCACACCTAAGAGAATGTGATTTATGCCTTTGAATTTCCATTTGACTAATTCACAATCGGTTATGTAAAGCATTCTACCCATTTCCTTGTGAGTTATCAGGAAGCCATATATCGGGCAAGGTTCGCCGTTTGCGTCTGTGTGTGTCCAGCTTCCATCTATTGTCGTTAAATCAAAAGGCTTTACTGTAAATTCGCCCATGTTCATTGATTTACGGCTATCGCCTAAATATGGGGCAAGTATCGGTATTCCCATTGACTTAAAATCGTTTAATGACTTGCTATGGTCTAGAGGTGGGCATGACTTATTATCATGCCCCTTATCCCCCTCATGTTCCAATCTAAGCCTTTTTTAATTTCCTTAATCGGTATTCCGCAATCAAGGATAAGTGTTTCTCCACTGTTGGAAGTTAATAAATAACAATTTCCGGCTGATGATGAGCCTAAGCATTTTAACTTCATAAAATCACTTCCTTAATACTTAATATTCATATTTCCGTGTTCGTTCACCCAATCAATAGCTTCTGCGTATGTCACGCCATTGTTTTTCAAGATGTAAAGCAGATTATGGAATTTAGGATGTGTTTCTTTCAGCATTTGGAATCTGTTCGGTTCTTTTTCCAAGTGGCAACCAAAACCACATAGAACGCAACCTGTTCTTTTGCAACCTGTTGTATGTAAAATAGGTCTGCCAAGGTCAAATTCTTCCAAATCCATAAAATCTGCAAGTGTTGTCTGACCGCTTTCTTCATCATCTGTGACTACATCTCCGTAGACAGAACATATAGGCAAGCAATACTCTTTGTTTTCGATAGTTGCACCTGTTTTCCTTGATACAATTCTATCTCCATAAAACATCACTGTTTTGCTTTCATTTATCCTTTCTTTGCACATTCTATCTGCATTTTCTTTGATATAAAGCAACACATCCTGTTCCGTCCAAAAACTCATAGGGTTGCTATGTGGTCTTGTAACATTAAAAGCATTACATCCATCCTGTAACCATTTTTGTGTACGCATAACGCTTTCGGTTGCCATAGTTGCAATAATAGGTTTTCTGCCTGTTTCCTTTTCATATTCGTGCGCTGGCTTTTTCTTCATAATGTCACAGCATAAATCACTTATTTCAAATGGTGCTTCAAGAAAGAATTTATATTTTTCTTGATTAAACCGACTATAATTGTCTTTACTATCTGTCAGCTCTCCGTTCAGTCTGCGTAACCTGAGTTCTGAACCTCTAGGGATGACTCCCATCTGTAAACTTTTGTACTGTTCGTTCTGCTTGTTTATTCTCCTGTCTATTCCTAGCAGATCTGCCATATAGCAAGCATACGGAACTGTCTGTCTGTCTGTCTGTCTGTCTGTCTGTCTGTCTGTCTGTTAAGATTGTGTTATTAGATTTTTGACTGTCAAGGTATTTAACATATTTTCTTGCGCCACTAACGCAATTTGACACTTCCTTGCTAATCATCGGAAATCCATACTGTTCACAAACCTGTGCAAATGAAATCTTGGGTTTCAAAATCACAAGATTATCAAAAGTCTGCGCAAACTGCTTCAACTCTGGATATTGTGTCGGAACATCTACGAACACAAAAGGGATATTTTTATATCCGCAAACTTCTCTGATTATGTGTCCTAAAACTGTACTATCTTTACCACCGCTAAATGACAGATACACGCCATCTTCGCCAAATTCATTTACCCAGTTCCTTATTCTCTCGGCTGTCATTAAAACCTTGATATTCAGCGGTAATGCTTGCCATTGGTATAATTCCTGCATTGTGTGTTTTGCCATACTCACACCTCGATTTCATCATCCTGTGGGAATTGAAAGACAATGTTGCTAGTTCCACATCCTTGTACCACTTCAAGTGTTTTTAATGTACCTTTTGGTGTATTAACATTCTGTATCACAATAGGCATACCGGCATATACTTCTCTCAACATTTCCATAGCCTTAATTGCCTTTTCTTCGGTGGAATATTCAGCAATTTGCATGTCATCACTAAGCGACTCAACGCCTGTTAAGTTTTTATTCAGAAAATAAATTCTTGACTTGAATCTCTGAATAATCACCTCTTCATATGGCATATCAATTGTTCCATTCTGACTAATTATTCTCATAAAACCATCCTATTCTGCCTGCATAAATGGCGGCAATGTGCTATCTTCTGCCTGTTCTTCGGTTACTTCCGTGGCTGTGCCCTCGATAATGTCGCTTTCTTCAAAATCAACGCTGTTTGCGTTCTGCTCAATATCGTACGCAACATCCTGTTCAAGCATTTCATCGTGGCTGATTTCCTCGTAATCCTCATTTTCATTTCCACTATGAGAATTATTGATATATTTAAGAAGCCTATTCTTAACAGTTTTCATAGCCATCTGGTCAGCAAATTTCTGATGAGCGCCATTGCCATTCTCTTTGTAGCCATATCCTTGCTTCCAAGCCTGTTTAATCTGTGCAATAGTCATAACTTCTGATATTTTCTCTCCGTCATCCATAACAGCTACCGCATAAGCACCAACAATCTTATCATTGTCGATATTCTCAAAGCTCTGTTCGTGGCAATCAATAATTGTCTTAGCGTCCTCTTTGTGATACTTGAACACATCTCCCTTGTAAATGACCGTTGCATTAATGTCTTTAAGTCCAAATCTCCTTGCTATACAAGTGTTTCCATACACTGACTTCTGGCACTGTAGCTTGCCGCCATAAGCAACCGGGTAGCACTGTTTCTTCTGCATTGAAAGTCCGTTCGTAACCATTTCAACAAGTGCGTTTTCAATACTCGCCCTTGTGCAGCTCTGCAATACAGGCTTCTTATTCATATCTACTGTGTCCTGTAAAATCAGCATTGCTGACATAAATTCATTCGTGTAATTGTAATCCTTTGGGAATGTTAAGCCGAATTTCTCTTTCTGCTTAATTTTAACAACCATTCCCTCTGTAAAATCTTTTGCTACAAGTTCTCTGCTTTCAGCTTCTTTCTTTTCCGCAACTGCTGTATTCTCTGCCATAATTATTCCTCGCTTTCTACTTCTTTAAATTTGCCATTAACTAATTTATAGAATGTATCTTCTTTAATACGCTCTCCGTCTACACATTCTGTTTTTACACACTTAGGAATCCATATATACTTACCACTATCATTTGTTTTATCAGTTCTAATCCATTCAGCTAACGTTATCCAACTACCGATTTTTGCTTTTGCTATTGAATTATAGCCCGCTGCCATAACAACTGAATTTTTACCCTTGGATGTTATCTGTGCGTAATCTCCACTTGAACCTATCTGTGCGGAATCTCCACTTGAACCTATCTGTGCGGAATATCCACTTGAACCTATCTGTGCGGAATATCCACTTGAACCTATCTGTGCGTAATCTCCACTTGAACCTATCTGTGCGTAATCTCCACTTGAACCTATCTGTGCGTAATATCCACTTGAACCTATCTTTGCGTAATCTCCACTTGAACCTATCTGTGCGTAATATCCACTTGAACCTATCTTTGCGTAATATCCACTTGAACCTATCTTTGCGTAATATCCACTTGAACCTAT